CGACGGCTTAGAAACTTTGCCAGATCATCCAATGGAGTTTCATCTGCAAAAAAGGTTTTATCCTGCAAAGCAGGAAAGGACACTTCAACACTAGGTGAAGCATCCATGAAGGACACGGTTTGATGAGTGTTCGTATCCTGATGTTCCGTCCCTATATGGGGAGTGGACGGAACTGGCTCAACATCGGAACCAGTATTTTGGACAACTACTCCAGAGTCGTCGCTTGCAATTTTACTTGACGCAGGTCGAATTCTTTTGCTTATAACAGCCAACCTAGACTGTTACAGCGACGCCAGAAGGTTTCACGTAACTGAGGGGTGAGCCTCAACAACGGTGTGATAGAATACCTACAAACTTTGCTAAAAAGCAACACACCTATCTCTGCAGGATACTCTTCAAGATTCTATTATGGCGATAGAGAAATTTCTTGAATATTACCTGCAGATAGTGCTTTAATTTCACCTCCGAGGGTAAAGCACTTGAAAAACCGGTTGGCCTTTGACGCCCAACTTAAGACGAAATCCTTGCTCGACTTTTAAAAGTCTGCAATTCATCATCAAAAGTTGAGAACCATTGGTCCAGAGTTATTTGAGTGCCTTTGACCATAGGACAAAAACGCCCTAAATCATGATCCTGAGCAATTTCCAAATATAAAGCACGTCGTTCATCAAAAACTTCTCTTCCATAGAAGAAGAAATCACTTAGAACATCACGTAATTTAATAAGTGAATGGTATTCAGGACATAATGCAGTCTCGACACCCCACAACAGCGTCTTATTCTTTGACTTGAACTCCAGTGGACACATCATTATCCCTGTTTCCAAGTCCAAACAAAAAGACCTCTTTAAGAAAGTGGCTTCCCATATACTTATATAGGGCACACTCTCTTGTTCTTTATCTGCCATTGTGAATAGAATGCGTATTTCACTTAGTTCTTGAGCTATAGTTGAGTGATTAAACCACGGGATGCTTGCGCTAACTCCCATAATTAGATCATCGCCATAGGTCATGAGTGAAACACTATTTTGAAAACTGAGCACCTCATGCTGTGGATTCAAACAATGGTAACAATATCTCATATAGAGACTATTGACCAAACCGTTAATGATCACAGTTAGAGGATGCCCAGAGGGGTTTGTTCCGTAAAACATCACCAGATCTCCAAAGAAGTCGGTCAAAGGAAAAGCTACATCAGCTGCGAGAGTTCGCATTAAACGTAGTTCCTCATCATCGAAGTTCCCTGAAGACCTGCACAACTCTTCTAAAATACGAAAAGCTGCTAATATAAAAGAAGCAAACATAGATTTATCAAAATTAGCATAGTCGCCAGCAACTATTTGCTCTTCTCCATGTTGAGTGAGATAATCAAAGATTTCTCTCCACTCAGGAGACTGAACAACAGTTCCCGCACCAGCTTCAAAAACAAACCTATTGTTTTGAATCAAACGAACACTTGAAAGGAAATACTTCCGCATAACCAGCGAGAAATCTAGAGGGGCTCCTGAAAACATTCGGGTTGCCTTACTCTTGATTTTACTCTCTGAAACGGGTTCATCCTTCAAATGAGCAGTAAACACAGGCATGCTGCGCTCACCTCGTTTAAGTTTCTCCTCAATTATTCGCACTCGATCCCAGACTTCGGGAAAGAAATCTATTGGATCTGGCGCAAAAGGTAAAGGATCAACTTCTTTCGAAAGAAACTTCTTTGATTTCCGCCAAGGGTAACCAGCAGAAGTCTTTCTCTTGATAGGGTCAACATATGTAACTTCGCAATGACCATTCACTGCCACTTCGTCAGCATACACTTCCAACATTTGGATTTGCTCGACGCTCAACTTCTCCCGAATGTCCTTAAGAAAACTCTGCACACACTCATCCAGCACTCTGGCATCATAACCAGAAGCTGAACTAAAAATGTTAGCAAGAGCATTACGCTT